TAAGGATATTATCAGTTCTGGGCTTGATAGTATTAAATTCTCTTTTCAAGGATTAGACAAGGCTGAATATGAAAGATGGCGACAAGGTGGTGATTACGTTGAACTATGCGGGTGGATCAAATTCCTTTTTGTTCAGCGTAACCGACGACGGAAAAGGCATCCACATATCCAAGTCGGCACGACCACTACCTCGGCGGATGATACAGCTATTGCAGAATTTCGGGAGAGCATGGGCAAGATATGCGACCTTGTCACCGTCGGCAAGACACAAAACATCATATCGCCTCGCGAATCGAAAACAACGCCTACGTGCCCGGAAGTCTTCGACCGGCTATCAGTAAACTGGGACGGTACAGTAACAGCATGCTGTCGGGATTATGACAACCAGTTGTTGCTGGGTAACATTAAAGAGCAGACGCTAGAGGAAATGTGGCACGGCGACACTATTAACCACATACGTAAGTGTCTGGTTGCTGGCGAACACAACAAATTGCCCATGTGTAGGAGCTGCTTCTTATGAAAATAGCTAAGCTCCAACACCCGTATTCGGAGGTTATCTCCATATTTGCTGACAAGTATAGCGATGGACGAGTACCTTCTAATATACAGATCGCTGACGAGGATGAAGCATATGCCATGTATGGTGCCGATAGACGTGCGGTGGCTGTGGGATTTATTCGTGGATGGGCTGCGAATTGGGACGATAAGTGCCTTGGTATTATTGTTCATCCTGAGTATCGTGGTCGGGATTATGGATCGCTAATGCTACATGTATTGGAGACAGTAGCTAGGGATCGCGGGGAGAAAAGACTTCGGCTACATGTAGACCCCAACAACCACTCTGCGAGAAAGCTTTACGAAAAGAACTTTTGGTATCCTTATGGTAGACGCGACGATGGGGAAATCATAATGTTTAAAACGTTGGAAAGGAAAAAGAAATGGACACATATATAAATAGGCGCAACTCAAGTAGGAAGCCGTTATATATCATAGCCGAGTTAGGGTGTGAGCATCTTGGCAATATACATCGCGCTAAGCGGCTGATAGACGCAGCGAAGGATGCAGGAGCTATCGGCGCTAAGCTACAACTATTCTATCAGGACGAGGTGGGCGACAAGATGTGGGAACAGTTATGCACATTCGCCCTTACGTCAGATCAGATAGACGAGCTATTTCTTTATGCGCAGAAGAAAGGTATTGATTTGCTGTGTTCCGCATTTGGTATGGGCAGTCTCAGAGCTTTGCATGAACGCGGACACAATATAGTAAAAGTTCCATCTGTTTGCAATCAGTACGAACCATACATTCAATATGCTGTAAAGAATTTTGACCACGTGTTAGTTTCTACTGGGATGCTAGATGAAGACGGCTATAATGAATTGCTAGACATGGCTAGCGGCTATTGTGATAAGTTAAAGATTTTACACTGCGTGTCAGCTTATCCCGCTCCTCTTGAAGAATCCAATATGAGCGTATTAATGAACCGTCTTAAAGATTTGCTGACTGGCCAGAGGTATTTAATGTACCACGGTTTTTCTGACCACTCAAAAGGACACACGTTGGCCGTAGGCGCAGTAGCTATGGGCGTTAGCCTAATAGAAAAACATCTCACATTGCCTGACCGTAGCGGACCAGATGGAAAGATGGCAGCTACACCGGAAGAGTTTAAGGAACTTGTTAAAGCATGTAGCGATATGCATAAGGCATTTGGGACAGGCGATAAGAGAATTATGAACTGCGAAAGGAAATTGTTATGGCGAAAAATATTGTAGTAGTAACGGGTAGTAGAGCCGACTACGGGCTGCTGGAGCCAGTGCTCGACCAGCTACACGATAAGTGTAACTTAACACTAGCAGTTACCGGATCACACTTATCTAAACAGTACGGCGAAACCGTACACGATATTAAAGACAAATATAATAAGATTCTTGTACCCGGACTGGTGGACTACGACGAGCCGATAGGCGTGTGCCAGACTATGGGTTTGCTTATCAACGGTCTAGCCACTGCTATACAGTTTGCCGATGCGGTAGTGTTGCTAGGCGACCGGCACGAGATATTGGCGGCTGCACTCGCAGCGTACAACTTCCGCATTCCTATCCACCATATTCAGAGCGGCGACATCACAACAGGTTCACTTGATGACGGATACCGGAGATGTATTACCGAACTCTCGACTAAGGACTATAACGCTTTAGAGTACGGGTCGCTAGCCTGTGTATTGCCAGATGTAGAACCTAGAACAGACTACGATTTTATCGTAGCGTTTCATCCCTGCAAAGACGACAACCTACACGAGTACATTGCAGAGCTTACCGAGTATCCAAACAAGATGTTGCTGTTGGGTTCTAATGCCGATGCAGGCGGTAGGCAGATCAACCAGATACTGAAGGCACTAGAGGACCACAATCCAGACCAGTTCGAGTATGTGCCTAGTATGGAGAGAGAAGTGTACCTGTCTTATCTCGCAGGAGCAAAAGCGGTTATAGGTAACTCAAGTTCTGGCATCTTCGAGGCTCCGATGGTTAAGACACCAGCCATCAATATAGGTACTAGGCAACGCGGCAGGCTCCAAGCCGGCTCAGTTTTTCAAGTAGACCGTGTGGGCGATTTAGTTACGGCCCTTGAATGGATTAGTGGTGAAGATTTTTTATTCGATTGTCCGTACTATAAACCGGATACTGTAGAGAGGATTGTTGAAGGTATCCTCTCATAACAATCTGTTCCTTTTCTTTTCCTTTCGCGTCGGGTCGGAGAATGGATGCTCCGGCCCATATTTAAGAGGTTATAATGGCATCCCTTATTTTAGACTTTCAAGATTTGTATGAACGAGTGGCGAAGTACTTGGGCACGTATGGCTCGTCTGGTCCTTCTGGCGCGAACCTGACCGACGCTAAGGATATTGTGAATGACGCATACACGAAGTTCATCACCGCACGGTGCTGGTCTTTTATGAAACCGTCGGATACGATCATCACTCAAACAAATCAGTACATATATCAATTACCCGAACTCTTTAGCTCTATGCTTACCTACTTCCAGTATGGGGAGGAATCCGCATATCCGGATATTGAAGAGGTTAGCGTAGATAAAATCTTTTCTCTGCGAGCAGTTGACAATTCTACACGCTACCCAGATTGTTATGCTCTTAGGCCACAAAAACATGATAATGTTTTAGGCCAGCGTTGGGAAGTCCTCTTCCATCCAACTCCCGACGCCTCATATACTTTACACTACCGATACAAGGTGCTGGCTAACAAGCTAGAGAATGATGATGATATCCCTATCGGTGGGGTAGAACATGCCCAGCTTATAAGACAGATGGCGATTGCGGAGGCTGAGCTAGCTCAAGACAAGACTACGGGTCCGCAGACTGCGACCGCCCAACAGATGCTAGCACAAGCGATGGTGGAAGATTCCAAACGCAACCCTCACAGGCTTGGGTATAACGGTGGCAGCCATGGCGACAGTGCCTACGAAGCTGCTCGTGGAAGTTACAGAATTAACGATGTTACATATACAACTGACTAGGAGATTATAATGTCACACGGAAATCTTGCTGACGAAATGCAGAACATGTATCCTGCTGAAGTACTTACGTCAACAGAAATGAGTATTAAGTTTCAAACCGAGAACGGTATTGCAGAAGGCTTCGCTTATGTTACGGCGTCCACGACGTTAACCGCATGGTGTGAGGATAAAGGCCTCACGTTTGAGATCCTGGCCGATATCAAGAGTGTCCACTCGCTAGCTACGCTTACCACGTGGTGGGTTAATACTAGTGCTACTCCTTCTGCGCCTACGTTCATTGCTGTTAATTCTATTGCATACTAAGGAGTAAGTCATGTCTCTTGATTTAAAAGGTGATCTGATTAATCGAGTGTCAGATCAAGTCAGCCACGTTCGGCTTACTACATCTAGTAATGTAGCGGTTGCGACGGCGGTCGATGTAAGCGTTCGGGAGGTAATCCTTCAGGCATGCATATCTAACACGTCTGCCGCACGCGTTAACTTCGGTGCAGCTTGTACATCTACTAACGGCATTCAACTGCCGCAGGCTATAAGTACGGTCGCACTTACGGATAACCCGTCGTCTACATTCCGGATTGGTATTGCTACGCTTACGCTGGTTAATATTTTTACTGGCGTGGATGCTGAAGCCGTAGACGTTATCTATAGGAATTAATAGCGACAAAGTCGCAGGAGATAAATCTCACATGTCTAAAGATCCAGGAAAGAAGCGAGCGTATTTGCGATACTTTCGTAAACACAAGAAGAAACACGGAACGGCTAAAGGCGCTCAGTCTTACTCACGATACTTACAAACACATGAGCCGGGCAGTGCCCAAACACGCAGACAGATGGGCGGACTGTCTAGCTCCGACTATGCGGCTATTCGTAAGATGAGGAAGAAGTAATTGAAACCACAACGTTTTACAATGCCTATTAAAGGGCTGTCCGAACGACTACCTGTAGAAGACTCGGAGCCTGCTACCACGTACTACATTAAGAACGTGCGGGCTCCTGGTGCGTTGGAGCGACAGATTAGATTAGCCCAGCGTCCTGGGTTAGACAAGTGGAGTACGACACAGTTTACTGACGGACTAGTAGTTCCGATTGTTAGTATGGCAGTAGTGCAGGTAGTTATCTAGGGATTAAGAATGGCGATTGTTCACTCATATACTAGTGCGTTAAACGTTATAGACTTTGGTGGATGTTCTTGGCAATACCAAGAAGGTCAAAGCGTAACTATCACATCCCCGGTTACTATCTCAGCAGTCGAGTTGTACGGTGCTTTGCAAAACACTTCCTGGCATGATGAGTATGGTATAGTTATTTATGCTGGCGGGGCTAGTGGATCTGCTACTGGCAGTCCGCTCACATCTTCTGAACCGTATGTGTCCTCAGAGATAGCGGGATTTTCTGTAACCACTGCCGATTGGTGTGCATTTCCACTTTCAACTCCTTTGGCGATGACTACCGGCCAGTACTTTATCGGGTGTTGTGGTATTTCTACGCCTGTAGGTAGTCAAACGTTTCGCTGGTATGACGACGGGACTGGCGATAGTACAGGTTATACTGGCGGTGGTCGCAGGGTTAGCAGCGATTACGGAGCCACGTGGAGTGTCATAATGCCGGATGATCACCAGTTTAGACTACTCGGTGCTGATGGAATATCACAATATCCTGTAGATCAAAAGTATAACCAGTACTTAGTTGCAGCTGCTAATGACGGTATCTACTACGGCAAGTCTTCGACTGCGATGGCCGCACTTACTGCGGCTACGGGTCAGATTAGCACGGCTAACCCGCTGGATATGGTTAACGCTTTTCAGAAAATATATATCGCTAACGAAGATTTCATGAAAGTGATATCGTTTTCGGATGTTAGGTTGTGTACAGCAGAACTAGGGGCGGGCGGCGTATCTGTCCCAACTCGTGGTACTGAGTTGACTGGTGGTACGTCGGGCGGTAAAGTGGTGGTTGATTTTGTGACCGAGTCTACCGGTTCCGCCTATATCTATGGATATCAAGTAAATACTGTTGCTATTGTGAGTGACGATACATTTACCGACACAGGCGGCACGCTGTCTGTTTCATTCGCAATGGTAAGTGCCGTTAATACCGGGCCACACTGCTATACGTGGACGCCATTCGCTAATGACACCGCGACGTACGGTACTATGCCTAGTAAGGCCAATCTAGTAACACGCTATCGCGGACGACTGGTACTTAATTGCCTGTCTGCTCCCCATAGCTGGCATATGTCTAGGGTTGCCGATCCGTATGATTGGCTGTTTACAGTAAACGACCCGCTCTCTCCTATTAATGGACACAACGGCGAAGCGGGCGAGATAGCCGACGTTCCTACTGCGTTCATCCCACAAGGAGATGATTACTTGATCTTTGGGTGCGTGGACTCTATTCAAGTGTTGGCTGGCGATCCTGTTCTTGGTGGCAGTATTGACGAGCTGGACGACGTTACTGGTATATATGGTAAGGACGCTTGGTGTAAGGACGAGGCCGGGGAGATTTACTTCTACGGCCGAACCGGATTGTACAAACTGCCTGGTGGCAGAGGAAAGCCGCAGGAGATAAGCAACTCTAAGCTCCCTAATCTGGTTACCGATCTTGATGCTTCTAGTAGTGCCGACCGCATGGTATGTACTTATGATCCCGTACGGCACGGGGTAATCCTATCTAAGACAGCACTAACAGCCGGGACTAATGACAACTATTTTTTCGACCTGCGAATGGATGGCATTTATCCTGAAGATTATCCTGCGAATTGTGGTATCTTCTGCAACCAAGAGTTTAAAGGTAAGACCGTACTCGGTGCGTTCGACGGATACACCAGGGTGTTTGACGACGATGCTAAGTCGGACGATAACGGCGGCAGCAACTCAGTCATTACCTCGTATGTAGGCTGGGTCCAGGTCTTTAACGATACTGGAGATACTGATGAGGGTTCGCGGATTGATAAGATGATTATCGATACCGCCGGGAGTATCACAGGCACTAACTTTGCAGATACCGATAATGTAAACTTCAGTATCTATACACACGATACGGCAGAAGACTGTATGGAAGACATACGCAGCGGAGGTACAGCCTTTCTAACAGTAGCTCTCATTAGCGTAGGACGACAGCCGATGATACGTCAAGCGGTACGTGGCACAGCCATCGGGTTTGTTTTTACCAACTCTACTATTAGTGAGACGTGGGCAATTAATAAAATCATGGGCACAGTAATGCCAATAGGGGATGTATAATGGCTATATCAGGAAACGAACTTGCGCTTAAGAATAAAGCTTTAGCCCTAACAGGCCACGGCCCCGACGCTCCAAAGTCGCTAGACGAGTTAATAGCTTCGTTCGGCCAGAAAGAACAAGAAGCTAAGCTATCTAACCTTAAACGGGAAGAGCAAGTACGTGCTATTTATGACGAGATTATCCAACGCTATCAGCCAGGCGGCACGTTCCAAGCTAGAGGCGAGGCTCTAATCGGAAGGCG